TCTTCGCCTAATAACCCTTCAACATCATTAGCGAATCCCGCTTCTTGGATGTTTGACGGCGCGGCCTCAAAAACGGGTATTGCAATCACTGAGGACAGCGCTATGCGCCTCTCTGCTGTATTTGGTGCCGTTCGTGTTATCTCCGAGACCATCGCATCGCTCCCGTGGGAGGTGAAGCAAGATGCTGGCGATAGCACCCGCAGCGCATCAGCACACCCAATCAACAAGCTAATACATCACCCAAATGGGATGATGACGGACTTTAACTTTAGAGAAGTTTGTCAAGCGCACCTTTGTTTGCACGGTAATGCTTTCATAGCGATCCGCAGAAACGAAGCGGGCCAACCCGTTAAGTTGATTCCAGTACACCCCGACCGCGTTGAGGTTAAGGTCTACAAGGATGAGAAATTCTATACCATTGACCAAGGCAAAGAGACCTTTGACGATACCGAGATGATACACATTTTAGGATTGTCTTTTGATGGTATTATTGGAAAGAGTGTTATAGAGGCAGCAAGAGAAAGCATTGGCCTTGGTTTGGCTGCTGACCAGTTCGGTGGTTCATTCTTTGGTAATGGCGCAAACGTAAGTGCGGTGCTCACGCATCCTGGCCGCCTCTCCGATGACGCCTACAAGCGTTTAATGGCTTCTTGGCAACGTAGGTACAGCGGACTTGACAACGCGCATAAGACAGCAATATTAGAGGAAGGAATGAACTTGCAAAAGGTCAGCATCTCACCACAAGAATCGCAGTTCTTAGAAACGCGCAAATTTGGAGTAGAGGACATTGCAAGGTTCTTCCGTATCCCATTAGCTTATCTTGGATCATTAGAGAACTCAAGCACAAGAGCAAACATCGAGGAGCAAGGCATTCAGTTCCAGCGCAACACGATACTACCGTGGGTTAAGCGTTGGGAAGCGGAATTCAACCGCAAGCTCTTCCCTGGTCAAGAGGACTACTTTATTCGTATGAATATGGATGGGCTGCTTCGCGGTGATATCTCAAGCAGATACTCAAGCTATGCAACAGCAAGACAATGGGGATGGTTGAGCGTAAATGATATACGCAAACACGAGAGCCTTGATCCAATTGACGGAGGAGACATTTATCTGCAACCTATGAATATGGTTGAGGCGGGAACTGATAACGCTGCTGAGTAATGCCATACAATGACTATCCAAAGGCAGAAAGAACAATAGAAACGATGGAAGAAAATAAAAACGAGCGCCATATCAAGTCGGTTGTTGAGACTGATGAGGAAATTGTCATCACATTCGGCAAGGGTGAGATGGAGGAGGCTGGCTATAAAGAAGAAGACCGCGCAGAACCTAATGAGTTGAGCGTTGGTGATTTTGTGCGTTGGAACACAAGTGGCGGAAATGCTTACGGTGTTATCATTCAAATCGAAAGAGATGGAGAAATCGAGGCAGATAGCGGCTTTAAAGTCAATGGCACTGCTGATGATCCAGCGGCACTCATTAGAATATACCGCTACTCTTCGGAAGAGGAGGCCTACATCGAGCGCAAACCGGCGCTTAATGTCGTGCATCGCTTCTCGACTTTAGAGAAGTTTGACGCTGAGGTGCGTAGCCACAAGGCCATCATTGAGAAGCGTGAGTTCCGTATGGAGAACGCTGAGTATGAAGGCAACACCATTAGAGGGTACGCTGCTGTGTATAACAGCGACAGCGAATGGATGGGAGGCTTCTACGAGCAAATTGCTACTGGAGCCTTTGATGATGTGCTTGATAATGACACACGCGCTTATTTTAATCACGATGAAAACTTGCTTCTTGGTAGAGTGTCCAGCGGAACCCTACGCCTTGGTACTGATGCCCGTGGATTGTACTACGAGGTTGACCTACCGAATACTTCATACGCAAATGATTTGGTTGAATTGATGAAGCGAGGTGATGTGAACCAAAGTTCATTCGCCTTCTTGATTGATAGTGACCGCTGGGAAGAGCGTGATGGCAAGACTTATAGAATAATAGAAAAAGTGTCGAGGCTTCTTGACGTATCTCCCGTTGCGCAACCCGCGTACCCGGACGCGACAAGTGAACTCGTTACAAGAAATAATACGCCCGAATCAGAGGGTGCTGAAGTTGAGGTGAAAGCCGAGGCGGAGGAAATGTCTGATATTGAAATCTTTGAATATAAACTCAAACTTTTAAAACTCGATTAAGATGAAAAACATCGAATTAAGAGGACGTCGTGCGCAGCTCATCAAAGATGCTGATGCAATTGTAGCTGGTGCACACGCAGAAGGTCGCTCAATGACGGGCGAAGAAAAAACAAAGTTTGAAGCTATCGAAGCAGATGCTCGTGGCCTCAAGCAAGAAATTGAAATCATCGAGCGCAATGCTGAGATGAAGAAAGAGATCGCTTCTATGGAAGGCGAAGCTCGTGCTGCTGCTCCTAAAGCAAACGCATCTGCTGCATTCTCTAAATACCTACGTCACGGCTTTGGTTCATTGTCTGCTGAAGAGCGCTCAATGGTACAAAAGCGTGGTACTGCGACTCAAGTTGCTGGTACTGACAACTTAGGTGGTTTCTTAGTACCTCAAGAGTTCAGCAATGAGCTTGATGTTGCTACTGCCTTCACTGGCGAGGTAGAGCGTTTGGCTAAGAAGTTGAACACTGCTTCAGGTGGTTTGTTGGACTACCCAACAATTAACGATACTGCAACTGACGCTAACCTAATCGGTGAGGCTTCTGCGGTAACGGTACAAGATATGACCTTTGGTAACAAGCAGCTTTCTGCTTACAACTACAGCTCATTGGTAAAAGTATCTCAGCAATTGTTGCAAGACTCTGCTTTCGACTTGAACGCGTTCTTGGTTGAAGCTATGGGTGAGCGTATCGCTCGTGCAACTAACGCTGCCTTTACTACTGGTACTGGTTCTTCTCAACCACAAGGTTTGGTTACTGGTTCAGCTTTAGGTAACACTGCTGCTGGTGCAACTGCAATCACTGCTGATGACCTTTTAGACCTTATCTACAGCGTAGATGCTTCTTATCGTAACAAGCCTGGCTTCGGTCTTATGGCTCACGATAACATCATCGCTGCTGTTCGTGCTTTAGGTTTAGGCGCTGCAAATGACTTCCCAATCTTCATCCCGTCGATGGAAGCTGGGCAGCCTGACCGTATCTTCGGAATTCCAGTTTATGTGAATAACGATATGCAGTCAAGCATCGCAACTGGTACTAAAACAATGATTGCTGCTGACTTCAGCAAGTTTGTTGTTCGTAATGCTGGTGGTATTCAAATGCTACGCTTAAATGAGCGTTTCGCTGATGAACTCGAAGTTGGCTTTGTAAGCTACAAGAGAAGCGACTCTGCTGTATTGGATAGCCGTGCAGTTAAGCACTTGATCCAAGCATAAGGATGAAAGTAGTCTTTAAAAAGACTATTGCTGGCAATGGGTTCCGCTTCCGCAAAGGCGCGGAGGTGGAACTCCCCAGTGATAGAGCAATGGAGTTTTTGAACGCTGGGTTCTGCGATGCAGTTGCAGAGCCACCTAAAAAGCGTGCAAAAAAGACCGTGTCAAAACCAAAAAGTAAAGAGCAAAGGTAATGGCCTATTCAGTAGTAACACCAGCGGCAAGCGAGCCGATTACATTAACGGAGGCGAAGAACTTCTTGCGTGTTGATGGTAGCGATGATGATGCACTCATCAACGCACTCATTTCCGCTGCAAGGGAGATGTGCGAGCAGTATACTCGTAGAATCTTGGTTACTACTACCATTGATGAGTATTTTGATGGCTTCCCAAACTATAAGAATGCGGTAAGCAAAGACATCATTTACCTATCAAGAGGCCCAGTGCAATCAATCACAAGCCTTAAGTATGTTGATGAGATTGGCTCAGAAGAGACGGTTGCATCCTCGTACTATATTTCTGATACTATAAGCGAACCAGCGAGAATAGCTTCTACTGCTGGATGGTTTGCGACAAACGGAATCATCAATCAAGTCATTGCCCGCTATGTAGTGGGTACTGCTGTTGATAGTATACCAACGCCATTAAAGCAAGGTATGCTCCTAATCATCAGCGACTTATATGACAAGAGAGATGACCGAGTGAGAAAAATGCCAACAGCATCGGAGTACCTATTTAACCCATTCCGCATCTTTACATTCTAATGATAGACCAAGCTGGACAACTGGATCGTAGAATCACTATTCAAAACTTTAGTGAAACTACGGATAGCTTTGGGCAAGAGGTGAAGAGCTTCTCTACCCTTGCTTCAGTATGGGCCAACGTGGTTGAGAGAGTAGGACGCGAGGGGGAAGATGGTGAGATGATAGCAGCCACTAAAAAGGTGGAGTTTATTATTCGCTACCGCACCGATGTTGATGAGGAGATGCGTATATCATACAACAGCAATACATATAAGATTCAAGCGATACAATCCGCAGATGCCCGCAAGGCATTCTTAAAGATTGTATGCTTATGGTCAGATGCGCAGTAATGGAGAACGTAAAAGTAAGAGTTGAGGGTGTCGCTGAGGTGATGAAGAAGCTCCGCAAACTTGATGATAGACTCAAGAAGAGGATACTCAAGAAAGTAGGGAAGAAATCACTGCCGCCTATGGTTGACTCTTACAAGCGCAACATCACTGATGCAGATGAAGTTTTTAAAGTATATCGAAACGGCAAGATAGCCTACGAGATAAAGCCTGGCCAACTGCGCAGAAGTGTCGGTATAAAAACACCCAAGCACCTACAAAAGAAAGATGTAGTAGGTATGAGTGTTGGCCCACGCAGAAGCGGTAGGTATAAAGATGCAGAGAAAGGCGGTTGGTACGCTGGTATGATTAACTTCGGCTGGTTAAGAGTTGGAGGAAATCAAGGAAAGCGATACCAAGGTCAAAACTTAAACTTTGCGCAGAAAGCAATGGCTGCTGCAAAGACAAGAGTAAATGTGAGGTTTGTCCGTGTGTTTAGAACGGAGACCACAAGAGAGATAAATAAGCTCAAGTTTGGGCAAAGAATGGGCTTGAAATGATTGGTAAAGTAATAAAGTACAAGTTCGATAACACCAGCAGCTTAAACAACGTTTTCGCTGGCCGTGTTTAT